CATTGGCTACATTAAAATTATTATTCGTTTCTTTAGTTGTACTATTGACTCTTGCCATTTTTACAATATTTTATTTTATCTTATCATCCCTTGCCAAATCCGACAGCTTGATAAGTAAAATTCCTATCAACCGAAGCATTTGATGAGTTTTTAAAGTGAACAGTAAATCCAGTACCGCTAATATTCGATAATTCAAAGAAATCTCCAGAAGCCATGTTTTGTGCAGTTATACCAATAGAGGGTAAATTTGAATTTACTCCACCAATAGCAGAAGTTCCCGTAAAGAAAGAATCCGTAAATGTAACAGCTTTAGCTCCTGCTCCAGAAGCAATAGTAGTTGTGCTTTGTTCAGTTCTTCTTTGGAATGATGCTGTATAACCTAGTTGTAATACCTTTATGTCTTGGTCAGGATCACTACTTGTTAAGTTGACCTTGAATTTAAAACCTCTTCCTTTATATGTTCCATTTGCAAAGGTTTGAAATCCTGTATAAGTAGGAGATCCAGAAGCAGGATTATCTTGAGTTACCGCAACTAACATTTCTGCATTAACTTTAGTTGCTGTTAGGCCATCGAAATCAACTCTGGCATCTAAATCTGTAATTGAATCAAATTGGTCTGACGGAAAAAATGCTTCTGTCAGAAAATGCCTTTTTAGATCCAAACTAAATACACCACCTAAATCCAAGAAAGATGTACCTGGAGAGCCTCCAAACTCGTATGTACCTAAGGGAGAAATACCTCCAACATCGTCTAAAGAAGATACTGCATCTAAATCAGTTATGGCATCAAACTGACCAACACCAGCTAAGTTCAACGAGTCAGTTGTAGCATCAAAAGCTACATCAGTTTTTGTTCCCTGAAACTTTGGAACGTCTAAATCTTCTCTTCTAGTTAATGCAATTAAAGGTGCAAGATTATTTGTGTCAGGTAGATCTATTACAACACTTGCTTCACCAGCACTGAACCTACCTCCATCATCTTGAAATTTAAGAATATATTCTCCTTCTAAGTAAGGAACTTCCGCAGTTGTAGTATTACCAGCTAATGCTTGAATGAGATCAGTGGCATTGGAAAATGTACCCGTTCCATCTGTCTTTGTGGAGTGTCTTACATAAACAAGACCACCATGAGTTACGTCTAAATCTGTAGATAAATTCCAACGAAGTCTTACTAATTTATCACTAATAGGTTCTGCCGTTAGGCCAGTTACATCTCCTGGAATAGCAGTTTTACCAAAAGCGGTAAATGAAAAAGTTGTAGGTTGTGCGGAAGGTTCAAACGAAGAGTTTAAACTGGATAATTCAAATTCGTATATACCTTGCAATGAATCTAATATTTCAAAATCAGTACTTCTTGATTTAAGAGTTATAAAATTACCACTATCTAATCTATACCTCAATTCGTACTCTATAGCTCTTGGGACAGGATTAAAACTTATATTTAGTCTAGTTCTTGCTGTCGCACCATCTGTAAAAAATTCTTCCTCAACAATTTCACCCCCTGGTGCATCAACAAGTTCATTTAAAACAGTAATATTACGAACAGGTAACGGAGAACCATCTTCGATAAAAGCATATTTTCCTGCGTTATAAGCTGTTGCCGTTACTGCATAACTATCTTTATCTTCAGTAATCCCAACAACTCTCCATTGTGTAGTCTGTAAAGTTGTGTTTTGTAAAATCCAAACGCTATTTGAATTTGGAGCACTGGTAAAAGCTACATTTACAAATAAAGTAGCACCGCTTTTTGAGACAACACCTTTAGTCTCAACCGATCCATCTGGCATCACTACACTTAATGTTGGATTGTTTGTTATGTCCAAGTCAGTTGCATCAGTATTATCTACTGTCACAGATGTAGTGGTTGCGGATTTTATTCTGCCTCCTCTTCTAAGTCCTGCTCTTACTGGATCACTTACTTCAATAACCTGTCCTGGCCTAACTATTACTCCTTCTGCTAATCCAGTGGCAAAGCTAATGGTTTCTGAAGAATTTTGCTCTTCAAAGAGAATAAATCTTCCTAATCTTCTAGCCTGATTTCTTGAAGAACAGGCAAAACCTGTAACTTTTTTATGAATAATTCCGTATTTATTCTTAGCAGCAGTATCTTCAACTGTTTCAAAGTTTAATTCCTGATTATCCATGTCAAAATAAGACACAGATACAACAGTAGATCTTGTTTTTAAGCTCGTTCCAGAATATACAAACCCTTCAGCAGTTACATTTGACAGATTAAATAAATAACTGGCATCTGTAGGTCGATCTTGCGTAAGAGTGAGAGATCCTGCACTCCAAAATGTCATGCCTCTCATTACAGAACTTAGAGACATAACTGTTTTGAAAGCATCTCCTCTTTGCCGAAGAACTACATTGCAACTAAATCTAGGTTCTTGCCCTCCGTCTCCATCATCAACTAATTCAGAAGAATAAACAGATGCACTATAAAAAGCAAATTTATCTAATTGCGATTCTGCTATATGGTCTCCTAGCCCAAAGCGAGACTCTGTTAATAAGTTAAATAAAATCCAAGCTGGATCGGAACACCAATGCTTTGTTGTAGTAAGCGTTCCATTGAATGTGCCACTATAAGTTAATCTTCCATTTGTCTGGTCTACAGTTGCATTGTGTGGAATTTTAACCTTAACTCCACGAATCCGATACATACGATCTGGAATACTTGGAAATTGTTCGGCATCAAAACGTAAATAGGTATGAGCTATATCTGGATAAGGTCTTTGTTCATCTATTATTTTTGTAAATGATGACCATGAAAAAGTATCTGTTATCCTTTCATTATCAGTGTCACCAGAAGCTCTTCCAACCGTTACTTGGATAGGGAAAGACATATTATCTTTGATTGTTATTAAAAAATCCCTGCTATATGCGTTTCTTGATTTACCACTGATGGTAAATGTAGATCGACTCATGGGTATAATCCCAAAAAGACCGCCCTGAAAAGAAATTGTCTCACTACTTGTATTTTTATCAAAACGAGTTACAGTTCCATCATTCTCAGTAATTAATATAAATAAATCAACAGTAGTTCCTACATTTTTTCCATCTTTTTCATTTATATTAATCAATCCGTCAAAGCGAACTGTGACTCTGATAGCGTCAATATTGGAATCAGTTATTGTTCTTGTCACTGAAGCAGCGTTAGTTACCTTTGCTCCTACAGCCTCTTCGTTTTCAATAGCACTTATAGCTTTAATAAAAGTCTGATTTGACGTTCCAAAACGAGGTTCAAACTTTACTCCTGTAAAATTAAAATCAGAATCCAAAATATTATTAGGATTCGCACTTGGTTTAACAATCGGAGTTGAACTTAAAAATATATCTTTTAATGCTGCCTTATTATAAGCAGCAGTTCCTTTTGTTAATCCTGCTGCCGATGGAAAACCTTCAATTTCTCCTTCACTTATAGCTTCAACAAGATTTAGTGCTTGCTTGCTTCGTAAAGAACCTAACGTAATTACTGCTGTAGCACCACCACCAGGCCCACCACCAAACCATTTAAAAGGGTTTAGTTGAATTTCTTTTCGTCCTGCTCCAGGATGTATTTCAGCAACTTTAAACATAATTAACCTGAGAAATCATCAGTATCAATACCGCCTGATACAACAAGCGATCCAGTGAATATTTCACCGTACACAACTGGTATAGCAACACCAGCCCTTATCGTATTCTGTATTCCATTAAATGTAAAACTAGCTGGATCGTCAGAAGCACCTCCGAGTTCTTGAGTAGGAGTTATCATTTGTGCTGCCCCTGATAAAGCTAGATATATACCTAAGTTTCCTGCTGCTGCTAGTAAAGATGATGTTAAAGTTGGAGCAGCTAAAGGAACAATAGCATTTGCCTTGAAAGATAAACCTGAGAAACCAACTCCTGCTCCTCCTGTAAATGCAGCAGCACCAATAAGCACTGCTCCTAAAAGAAATCTTCCTACACCTCTTCTTGCTCCCATAATTACTGGAACAATTTTTATTTCTTGACTTCCTGTAGGAGTATCTAACTCAGTCTCACTTATCTCATAATCTCCTACTTTTACGCAATAATTCTGCTCTATCATGTGAGATTCTAAACTAGGAAAATTTGCTAATAAAAACTTAAAACTATCAATAGGTGTTTTAACTTCAGCATCAAAAGTACGTTCTCCTAAAAACTTAGCTAATCTTCCGTAAACTTTTATTTTACTGAGCATAGCGATACCTCTTCTTTGTACAGTCTATATGCTCTTGATCGTATAGTTCTCTACAACTAAGTCTTTTCACACAATGTTGAAGAATAGTTTGATTACCTAAATATAGAGCTACATGATTTAATTTACCTGAATTTGTTGTATCCATAAGAAGAACATCACCTTCTTCCAAATCTACCGTATCTTCTAATTCAATAAAACCTGTTGATGATGCAGCATATTCAAATAATGGATTTTCACTAAATTCTTTCGGGCTTTTTGGTCTATCCCAATGTTTTAATTTAATATTTTTCTTTTCCTTATACCAATCATGTATCAAACTCCAACAATCTTGCACACCCCAAACCCATTCTCTACCAATCAATCCTTTTTTATAACCAGAAGGTTTAAAATGATGCCATTCTTTTGTCTCTGGGGTGACAATATAAAAAGGTAAATCTAAATATTCACAACTGGCTAGATCAGCATCACTAGGATAAGGAGGATGATTTGGATGACTATGTATTACTGCTATAACTTCACCTTCATCTTCAGCTTTGATCCAATCATCAGGATCTAAAATGAAATATTCTCCTTTTTCTTCAGCAATATTTTTACAAGGATAATATTTTTCTTTTCCCCTGCAAACAGTTAGTAAACCACATATTTCCTTTGGGGATTCTTTTTGCGCTTGTTCTAATGCAATATCTTTCCAACTCATCCTAAAAATGCTCCAATACCAGGAAAAATATCTTTAGTGGCAATTCTTTTTGGTAACTTTACATTTACTAAGTCAAGAGCAGATTGAGCTTCCCACGTTACTAAATTTCTATTTTCGGTAACTTTACGATCCAAGAAATAAATCTCCTGTGGAAATTCTGCCGTGGGGTCTGGTGTTCCAAAAGGATTTGTTTGAGAACTAGAAGTAGATGTCGATTCTTGCTGGATAGTGTTGGGGTTATTCATTGTGATCGTATTACCCATTGAGTTTCCATGAGTTTGACAATAATATCTAAGATCATTTGGAGCACTTGGGTATGATGGAGAATAAGTTACAGTTGCATCTGTACCCAAAGTTCCTGTATTGACAGTGGTTTGTTGCCCACCAGCATCAGATTTTATCCTTAATGGATGATTTACATTAGAACTATGAGATTGATTAAAGATATAAGTTGATCCACGTTTCATAGTTAAGACAGGATTAGTTACCCCATTAATAGCAAAGTAGTTATAACCTCCTGTGTTTACAACAGTAACAGTGTAAGTAACAGTCTCACCATCAGCAGGGTCGGCAACGGTTGAAGTTGTAGTCGTAGTGGTAGTTGTGGACGAAAAGTTTACAGCATCTAAATATCGAGCAAGAGTTCTAATTCTTGTGAACTTTGCCCCATTTAAATCATTTCCTATTGTGGTTGTATTAACATCCTGCATAATTGCAGTCATCGTCCCAAAAATATTGCTTATTGAGATTTTTGGTCTAGGTAAAGTACCTGTTGAACCAAATTCAAATCCAGTACATTCAATAGGAAATCTTAAATATGAATTGCCAGCCCATACAACTTCTCCATTTGCATTTAAATTTGCACCATTATGAAAACGATACAAAGTATTAGAGCCATGTAATGCAGTACTTAACTGAATAGTAAATAGTTCGATAATCGAGCCAGGATTTATTGATTGTAATGCGGAAACTGGTATTGCCATTAGGGTTCAAATACTTGTTCAAATGTAGCTGTAATCCGATTACGATCAAAAGAAAAAACTTCTTTATTAA